GAAGAGGCCGACTACCCGCGGCCTGACTGGTCTCTCGGGCCGATGGTCGAGACTGCCACTGGCGCCAAGCAGACGCTGAACATCGGCGGCCCTGGTGGGCTCACATTCGAGCTCGAGCTAGGCCAGCCCACAGACAAGACGGACGGAGGGATGGTGACGAATGGCTGAGCGATTCGATCAGGAGAGTGCGTCGAGCTGGAACCGCGAGCCGGGAATTCTCGTGGTCCCGGGCTCGAACTACGCGAAGGAAATGGCGAAGTTCGAGCAGTTCCCCTCGAAGTATGGAGAGAGCCCAGGGAACGCGTACCGATATCGTCCCTTCCCGAAGATGGTCTACCGCGCCGAGCTTTGGAAGGGCAAGCCGGTGTGCATCGCGGCGCCGCCCGATCCCAGCGAGTTCCCGAACGCGAACGATGTCCAGCGCGTCGAGGAGCAGGTGCGCAGATTCAACGAGCGGTGCCAGCTCACCGTCCGCGACGAGGCCGAGCTCCAGAAGGCGATGGAGAACGGCTACCGGGAGAGCCCGGCCGACGCAGTGGCCTACCTCCAAGGTCGGCAGCGTGCCGAGGCTGACGGAGCCGCGGTGCGGGCCTACGAGGACCGGAACATGAGCGAGCCGGCGAAGGCCGAGGCCAGGGCGGAGGCGGCCCGGGTGTTCGACGAGGAGGGCCGGCACGCGCCGGAGATCGCCGAGAAGCCGAAGAAGCGCCGCGGTCGGCCGCCGAAGAACGCCGCCGCATAGGAGGCCGTCATGGCTACGGTGCAGGATCTCGTCGGGGACGCTCTCCGCGAGATCGGCGTCCTGGCGGCGGGTGAAACCCTGTCCGCCGAGGATGGTACGACCGGGCTTGCTACGCTGAATCGCATGATCGATGCGTGGAAGGCCGAGCGGGTGTACCTGTACGGGCTGACTCGCTCGACCTGGGCCATCGTGGCGTCCGATGGCTCGTACACGGTCGGAACGGGCGGGGACGTGAACACGGCCCGGCCGACCCGCATCGACGCGGTGAGCTACATCGACACCTCGATCACGCCGAACCATGAGGTTCCGCTCCGGCTGATGACAGATCAGGACTGGGAGCAGATCAGGATTCGGACACAGGAGAGTTTGTATCCAGAGGCGGTATGGTACGACCTCAGCTATCCGCTGGCCACGCTGAACCTCTGGCCGGTGCCCACGTCGGCCACGCTGACCGGTGTCCTCTACGCGCCGACCATCGTCAGCGTGTTCGCGGCTACGTCCGACTCGGTGTCGTTCCCTCCCGGCTACGAGCGGATGATCGTAAAGAATCTCGCGCTCGAGCTAGCGCCGCAGTACGGGGCTACGCCCGGCCCAGGCCTTGAAAAGCAGGCGCAGGAGTCACAGGCTGTGGTACTGCGGTCGAACAAGAGGCTTCAGGAAATTCGCTTCCCGCCGGACGCTGCGATGAACCGGCAGAGCTACGACATCTACACGGACCACCCGTGAAGTTCCCGGGCTTCGTCGGGGGATCGTTCCAGCCGCAGGCGGGGACGGCGGACAATTCGCGGACGGTCAACTGGTACGTGGAGCCGTCTCAGGGGCCTGGAGCCACGACGGAGGCCGCGCTTTACCCTGTGCCTGGGGTCGCCCAGATCACGGAGCCGTCTGGGGGGCCGACGCTCGGACAGCCTCGAGCGCACTTCTTCCAAGACGGTCGCGAGTTCTGCATCCTGGGGGCATCCCTGTTCGAGATCGCCGCGAATGGCACACTGACCTTGCGCGGGGATGTGGGTGATAACCAGCTCCCGGCGACGATCAGCACGAACGGGGACATCGGTGGCCAGTTGTTCATCACGTCGAACCGCAACGGCTTCGTCTATACGCTCGCCACGAACACGCTGGCGCAGATCGCCGCGCTCGACGGGATCGCCTTCCAGGGGGACTACCTCGACGGCTACTTCCTGTGTCTTGACGACGACTCGTCTACCCTATTCATCTCGAATCTCGCGGATGGATCCGTTTGGGATACGGGCGAAGACTCCGCGCAGAGGTCTCTCGGCTCTGATCCTTTCATCGCCATGAAGGTGTGCGGCCGGTTTGTCTGGCTGTTCGGAGAGCTAAGTAGCGAGGTCTGGTACAACACGGCGGACACGTTCCCATTCGCGCCGCACCCGTCCGGGCTCCTGAACTTCGGGATTCAGGCGCCATACTCGTCCGCAGTGATCGGGACTGACATCATCTGGTTTGCAACGACGAGGACGGGCCGGCTGAGCATCGTCAGGGGCAACGGCTTTACTCCACAGGTAGTTTCGCCCTACGCGCTCGACCTGGCCCTGGAGACCTACGTCCGTTCGGACCTTGCCATCGCGGACGTGATGTCCGATTCCGGCCATACGTTCTACATACTGGGCTTCGACGGCGGGGGCATCACTTGGGCATACGATGCCACGACGCAAACATGGTGCGAGCGCATGTATTGGAACCGGACGCTCGGACGCGAGGAGTCTTACCGGCTGCGCTTCTACGCTCACGCCTTCGGTCAGCATCGGTGGCTGGACCGTGAAACCGGCGCCCGCTTCGAGATGGCTCGGGAGTACGTCAGGGACGTGGACAACACGAACAGTCCCAAGCGGATCCGGCGCTGCCCCGCTCCGTACAACGAGAACAAGCGCATCTTCTACCACTCCCTCGAGGTGGATGTGGAGGCCGGATTGGGGTGGGAGTTCCCGAGCTATCCGGGGGCGCCGCAAATGATGCTTCGGATCAGCAACGACGGCGGGAAGACCTGGCCGGTAGAGAGGTGGCAGGGGGCCGGGGCCTATGGAGAGTACAAGGCGCGGGCCAACTGGCATCGCCTCGGGGCCGCTCGGCGCCGAGTGTTCGAGGTGTCCGTAACGGACCCGGCGCCGTGGAAGCTGACCGGGGCGTTCCTCGAGGCCAAGGCCGAGAATGGCTAGGGCTGCGTACAGCTTCGGGGCGGCGCCGCTTCAGGACCAGATTGTCCCGGGGCTCTACCTCACCGATGCGTGGCGAAACTGGTTCGTCGATCTCCAGAACCGCTTTTTGGTTCGGTGGGACGACCTCCGGTTCCCGGCGCAGGGGATCAACCCGCCCGGAGCAGCGTCGGACCCAGGGGTGGACTCAGCAACGGGATTGCTCGTATTCTCTGGGCTACAGGACAACGTGATCGTCGGTGCAGCCCAGATGCCTCATACCTGGCTGCCTGGGAGTGTAGTACGCCCACACATCCATCTACGCTTTCCAACCGAGGCCGTGGCGGACACGCGGTGGAGGTTCGAGTACGACACGGCCAACGTCACGGGCCTATTCACGAACGCGAGTGGAACATACACGACCCTGTCAACCATCACCGTGGCGAACCCCGCGAACGCGGACAGGCATACCATCGGGAATTTCGGCGACCTGAGCATGACCGGTTTTCGGGAGTCGGCGATCATCCTGTGGAAGGTGTCCCGGCTGGCGAGCAGTGACGTGCTCGACACGGACGGCAACGATTGCTTGCTACTCGAATTCGACATCCACTTCCAGGTTCACAAGGAGGGCACCGTCCCGGAGTACCCCGCATGAAGGCCCGCATCCTGAGCCCGGACGAGTGGACGAGGATGAATGCCCCGGAGCTGCCCCCGCTTGTGCCCTTCGTGGAGCCCGAGAACCTGGCCATTGTGGTCGTGGAAGATGACGACGGTGGGATAATGGCATGCGTGAGCGCGATGCGGGTGACGCACTTCGAGGGGCTGTGGATCGCTCCGGAGCACCGTGGGAATCCCGGCGTGTTCCGGTCGCTGATCCGCCAGGCGTATGCGGTGCCGAGGGTGAGGGGTGAGCGGTGGGTATTCGGCGGTGCCGCTCATGGTGACGACAGGATGGAGCGGATGTGCGGTCGTCTCGGGGGCCGGGAGTTGCCGGTCAAGTTCTACGCCATGCCGGTAGGAGGTCACTAAATGCCTGCTGCTGTCGCCGTTCCCGCCATTGCATCTCTCGCCGGCACCGCCGCGAGCGCAATTGTTGGCCACAAGGCCCAGAGCAACGCCCAGAAGTCTCAGGAGCGGGCCAATGCCCAGGCCCTCGCCTACCAGCGCGAGCAGGACGCGGCACGCCGGCAGGACTACCAGCAGGCCATGGCCGTCTGGGACGCCAACCGTCGCGCCCTGCTCCAGCGGTACGGGGTGAACATCGGCGGCGCTCCGATGGGGCAGGCCGCGGGACCCCAGCGGCTCCCAATGGGCCAGGCCGGCGGTCAGATGGCCGGGCCTGCGGTCCCGGGGGTCATGGGAGGCGGGCGGCCGATGCCCGGACGCCCTACGAACCTCCGCGAGATTCTGATGGCCAAGGGCGTCGGTGGGGTGCCCGACGTTCAGGGTGGATGGCGCCGACGTAGCGCCTACTAAGGAGCCGATCATGCCGGCCTTCACTCAGCAGCAGGCACAGGCGTACTACAACACGCTCGGCCCCGAGGACCGCGCCGCGGTAGACGCCTCGGG